ATCTATTGGTTTAGTTCAACTGAACTTTTAAATTATTATGTAACTAAAAGATACCTAGAAGATATTGATTGGATTGTTAATCCAGATAGGCAAATAAGATTTAACAAGAGACAAAATAGACTTTATTTAGATATTGGTTGGGATAGTCTTAAAGATGATCAATATATGTTGATAGAATGCTATAGACTTTTAGATCCCAATGATTATACTAAAGTTTATAATGACTACTTTTTAAAGATGTATCTGACTGCTCTGATCAAAAAGCAGTGGGGACAAAATTTAATCAAGTTTAATGGAGTCAAACTTCCAGGTGGAGTTGAATTAAATGGTAGACAAATCTATGATGATGCAGTTAAAGAACTAGAAAGTATCAGATCTAGAATGCTAAGTGAATTTGAAACTGCCCCATTTGATCTCATAGGATAATATGTTAAATCCATTTTTTATAAACGGAACTAATTCTGAACAAGGTCTTGTTCAGGACTTAATTAACGAACAATTGAGGATGTATGGCATAGAAGTTTATTATATGCCAAGACAATATGTTTCTAAAGGAAAAGTAATTAAAGAAGTCTTATATTCAAAATTTAAAAATGCATTTCCAATTGAGGCATACTTAGTTAATTATGAGGGATTTGATGCAAATAGCATTGCTCTATCTAAGTTTGGTATCAGAATATCTGATGAAATGTCTTTGGTGATTTCCAAGGAAAGATTTGAATTGTACATTTCTGAATTAATGAAGGCAATTCCAGATGTTCCAAATGTACTTAGACCTAATGAAGGTGACTTAGTTTATGTTCCATTATCAGATAGTATAATGGAAATTAAATATGTAGAAAATAGAAAACCATTTTACCAGCTACAGAAAAATTATGTTTATGAACTAAAATGTGAACTATTTGAATATGAAGATGAAGAAATTTCTACTGGCATTACTGAACTTGATGATAATTTCTCTGACATTGGATATGGGGCAGTTTTATCTCTAACTGGACTTGGCATAACTGCTACTGCATATACTGGAATAGTTACTGGAGGAATTCAAAAAATAGATGTGATCAGTGGTGGGTATAGATATTCATCAACACCATCAATGACACTTCCTTTACCTCCTGGTGGGATTAGGGGATCTATAGTTGGAGTAATGACCAGTGCAAGAAGATTAACAAGCACCCAAAGTTTAGATAAAGTTTATATTGAAAATCCAGGAAGAGGATATAATTCAAGTTCCCCACCAACTGTATCATTTTTTGGTGGGAATGGATATGGAACAAAAGTTAATGTTACAGTAGCAGATTATGGAAGCATAGGAATTGTAACAGTATCTTATGCTGGTCAAGGATATACTACTGCACCCACTGTAACATTTTCTCCACCATCTGGAATTTCTTCTGCTATAGCAGTAGCAGAAACCACTGTTGAAGACAATTTTTCATATTCTACAAATTTTGATTCTTTAGAATTTAAATTTGATTTTTCAGAAATTACTTTTGATACTGAATTATAAATATTTTATCTAGTGGTAGTAAACAGATGCCAAAACAGATTATAAATATAGGTTCTTCTCCAAATGATAGATCTGGAGACTCTCTCAGGGTTGGTGGGTCCAAAATTAACCAAAATTTTAATGATATTTATACCACTTTTGGTAATGGAACTACATTAAATCCACAATCAGGACCTCAAGGTGCCACTGGTGCTCAAGGTGCCACTGGTGCTCAAGGTGCCACTGGTGGTGGAGGGTCTTCTCAGTGGATATCAACTGTAGCAGGAATTCATACACTTTCCAATGTTGGAATAGGAACCACAAATCCAACAAGTGCTCTTACTGTCGGTGGCGGAACATCAACGAGAGAACTTTATGTAACTGGTGTTTCTACATTCGCTGGAGCAATAAAAGCAACTAGTAGTATTACTGCAAATTCTACTTTAGCAGAAAGACAAATTGGTTTTGATAATGGTTCTACATATATTTATTTTTATGGTTTAACATCTGCAGATCGTAGTGGTCATGTTGGAATGTTTGATAACACAAATAACCGATATATTTGGAGATATTATCCAACAAATAATTCATTTATATTTGATAGAACAGTATCTATTACAGATGTACCAGCTTCTACAACTCTTACAGGAACACCTTCACAAAAACTCCAAGTAACTGGTGGTGCTTATATAAGTGGAAATCTAGGAATAGGAAACACAAATCCAACAAGTGCTCTTACAGTTCAAGGTAATGTATCAGTCTCTGGTATTGTAACGGCAACTTCATTTGTTGGAGATGGTTCTGGTCTTACTGGTGTTGTTGGATCTGGTTCTGGCTGGTCTTCAACATCAGCAGGTATTCATACAACTTCTAATGTTGGAATAGGAACCACAAATCCACAAACTCCTCTACAAATTGAAAATGTTTATGGCATTGATACCTCATCAGGATCATTTAGTCCAACAGTTGGAGTTGCATATAATGCAAATTCTTGGACTATTTCCAATACTAACTTCAAAACTGCAGAATATACATTATGGTTCCAATATACTAGTGGTATTCAATCTCAGAAAATATTAATTATGACTAATGGAACCACTGCATATTATCAAGAATATGCAATTATGTATAGTAACTCTCCAATCGTTTCTGTGGGAGCAACTGTAGAATCTGGCCAAGTTAAGTTACTATGGACACCAGAATCTGGAGTAAATAGTGGTGTTGTGACATTCAGATACACTAGGGAGACAATGCTCTGATGCTAACATTATCACACACTGGAAAATATTGGATAAAGTGGGGAAGCACTAATGAAGGATATAACCAGTCAGTATCTCATTATGATAAAAATAATATATACATTTCTGGGGAATATTCTACAACAAAAAATGCACCAATAAGAAAAACTAGTATTGGTGGGGAATGTCAGTGGATAAGAGAACTTGGTAATGGTACTAATCCAACAAGATCATTTTCTGTAGATACAGATTCATTTGGAAATGTATATGTTTCTGCTACAACTTATTTTGCAGTGGATTCGGATTTTATCATTGCAAAATATAATTCATCGGGAGATCTTCAGTGGAAAAAGAAATTAAATGTTAGTGGAAGTAATGCTGCCAGTTCATTAAAAGTCAGTGTGTCTAATAACATTTATATTTGTGGATGGACAAACCAATCGGGTGCAGGTGGTGAAGATTTATTGGTTATGAAACTAGATTTTTCTGGAAATATTTTATGGCAAAAAACTTTAGGTTCTGCAGGAACTGAAAATTCTTATAGTTTAGAACTCGATTCAAATGAAAATGTAATAATTGCTGGATATAATCTTGATGATATTTTAATTATAAAATATAATTCATCAGGAACTTTACAATGGCAAAGAAAATTTGGTAAAGTTAAAGTTGGTACTTACGATAATGAATATGCACCAGATATTGGAGTAGATTCTAGTGACAATATTTACATTGTTGGGTTTTCTATTACTGAAGGCATTGGAATTTTTGGTCAAACTGAATATAGTTATGATGGAGTTATTGCAAAATATAATTCATCGGGAGCCATTCAATGGCAAAAAAAGGTAGAAAGTATAAGTGCCAATTTATTTGCTATTCTTTATGGAATAACGATTGATTCAAATGACGATCTTTATATTACAGGAAGTTGTAATATTGATATAGGAGGATACAAATATCCAGCATACATTGCTAAGTTAAATTCGTCGGGAGTTGTTCAATGGCAAAGAGGTTTATATAGGGCATCATCTTCTCAGGTTACATATGCATTAGTTAGTTATGGATATGATATTTCAATTGATGAATATGGAGACCTGTGTATTGTAGGAACTACATCATATTCTAGCACCGGAATTTATGACAAGTATTATCCTTTAGCATTTAAAGTTCCTAGTGATGGATCATTGACAGGAGATTATGGTCCATTTCAGTATGGACCAGTTTCTTTAACATACTCTAATGGTACATATACAGATTCTGCTACAAGTTTTACGGAAAATACTAGTAGTTTTACTTTTACAAATTCTACTCTGACAGATTCTACATCTTCTTGTTCTTATGACAATATTCTAAAAATAACTGATAGTAGTGAAAGTTTAACTATAACAGGCAATCTTGAGATATCTACCTAAAGCCCTGTTTGCAATAAAAACATAAATATAAATACTTAAAAAACCGATGTCAGAACAAGCATTTGGAATAAAGAAAATAGAACTTAAAGGGTCTGGAATTCCCACATTTAATAGTCCCACAGATTTAAATCTAAATGCAGTAACTGTTGCAATCAGTACCAATGTTAGTATTGGTGGATCGATAGTTTCAAATGTAATTGTTGGTAATGGATATTCTGTTGGAATAGGAACCACAAATCCAACAAGTGCTCTTACTGTCGGTGGTGGAACATCAACGAGAGAACTTTATGTAACTGGTGTTTCTACATTTAGAAATTCGTTAGATATTTTTAGCGGCATAAGTTTTAAAACAGCATCTGATTCAAGTATTTTTGATATTTCTTATGAAAGCAATAATGATGATATAACTTTTTCTTGGCAGCAAAGTGGGGGAACTGGGGGAAGTCAGATAAAATGGTTTATACCAGAAACTTCTTCCTTTGTTATGCGAAATCCAGCAATTGATGAAAAACTTGCACAATTCACTACTGGAGGATCTGTAGAACTTTATTATGATGGTTCTAACAAATTTGAAACAATAGGTGCTGGAGTTACTGTTACTGGAACTACATTTACAAATCAATTAAGTGTTTCTGGTGTTTCTACTTTTAATGATAATGTTGGCATAGGAACCACAAATCCAACCTCAAAACTTACAGTTCGTGGAGGAGATGTTTCTGTTGGAGTTAGCACATCTCACGGGGTTATTCTTACTTCACCCAATGGAACTCAATATCGGTTATTTGTTGAAAATGATGGAACTTTGAAGACAGTTTCTGCCTAATAAATAAAGTATCATCTAATCAATACTATGAGGACAGTTCCAGGATCTGGTGTTATATTATCTCCAACATTTAATAGTGAATATGGAGTATCCTCGATACAAGTTATTGATGGTGGGTCTGGATATGCATCTACAGATCCACCAAAAATTACAATAAAAAATACTCAAACTCCAATAGAGGAGGGAGTATTTTATCCAATAATTGAAAGTGGATCAATAAGTTCTATTGTTATTATAAATCCAGGAGTTGGATATATACCAATATCATCAAGTGTGACTGCTACTGGGGTAGCATTTTTAAGCACATCAGGAACCATATCTACAATTAGAATTACAAATGCTGGATATGGGTATACAACTGCTCCAACAATTACAATTTCTGCTGGATCTACTGTAGCAACTGGTAATTTTATATTTGGAGAATCTGTAACTGGTTCCATTTCTGGAGCTGTTGGAATAGTTAAAGATTGGGATGCAGATACCAAGAAATTGAAAGTTTCTGGTATGGGAACAGATTTTGTTGTTGGAGATTTAGTGGTTGGAGCAGCATCAAGTGCTACCTATAGAATAGGTGGATATAATACATACTCATTAATTGATGCATATGACAATTCTGATGTAATAGAAGAAGAAGCAGATGGTATCATTGATTTTACCGAAATTAATCCATTTGGGGAAGTTTAATAGTTAAATAGTATACTTAGGAACTTTTACAATGCTTGGCAATTATTTTTACCATAGAGGGATTAGAAAAACTGTAACTGCTTTTGGAACGTTATTTAATAACATTCAAATCAGACACTTTGATGATGCAGATGTAAATCCAGTGTCAATATTAAAAGTTCCCTTAGCATATGGACCAATTCAAAAATTCTTAGCAAGGATTGAGCAAAATCCATCTGGGGATAGAAAAACTGCTTTAACTCTCCCAAGAATGTCATTTGAAATGACTTCTATTGATTATGATTCTCAAAGAAAATCATCAGTAATTCAAACATTTAAAGCTCCTAGAATTGAGGATGGGAAAACTGTCAATAAAGTTTTTATGCCAGTTCCATATAATATTGGATTTGAATTAAATATTATGGGCAAGTTGCAAGATGATGTACATCAAATAATAGAACAAATTCTTCCATATTTCCAACCAGCATTTAATATTACTGTTACATTGATTCCAGAAATCAATGAAAAAAGAGATATCCCTGTAGTTCTTAACAGAGTTGGATTTAGGGATGATTATGAAGATAATTTCAGCACAAGAAGAATTTTAATTTATACCCTAAGTTTTACTGTAAAAACTTACTTCTTCAATGAAGTTCCAGAAGATAGTCAAGGACTTATTAAAAAAGTTCAAGTTGATTATGCAACAGATGCTATTCTCAATGCAAGAAGAGAAGTTAGATATACTGTTACTCCCAAAGCACTTCAAGATTACAATAATGACAATATTATTGACTCCACAGATGATGGACTAATCGAATATGGAGATGATTTTGGATTTAATGATGAAATAATAGAATTTCAAGATTTTAAAACTTACAGTACTTCACAAGGAATTGATGTGGACTCATGAAAATGAAAGAAAAGTATGACGGTATTGAACAAGCATTGGACATTGAAACTAAAATAGTTTCTGCTGATCCTATAGAGGTCAAAAAGGTAGATAAACCAGATGACCCACAAAAGGATTATGAGTATAGTAGAGGGCAACTCTACAATTTAATTGATAAAGGACAAGAAGCAATTAATGGGATACTTGAACTTGCTCAAGAATCTGGACATCCTAGAGCATATGAAGTTGCAGGACAATTAATTAAATCTGTTGGAGATGTGACAGATAAATTAATTGATTTGCAAAAGAAAATGAAAGACCTTGATGCTCCCCAGAAAAATGGACCAACAACAGTCAATAATGCATTATTTGTTGGATCTACTTCAGAATTATCTAAACTTATAAAACAAGGACTTCTAAATAATATAGAAGAATAGTATCAAGCATGAAAGATCCTAAAGGTCCCGTAAAACCATACAGATCCCCAGAAGAAATTGCTAAGAAGCATAAAGTTCCTCTGGATAATATTATGAAGCAAGTTAAAATTGGCACTAAAGTTGAAGGTGAGCATACCACAAGTAAGAGTGGTGCAAGGATAACAGCACTTCAGCATGTAGATGAACTTCCAGATTATTATACAAAACTTAAAAAAGTAGAAAAAAAACCTACCATGAAAAAAGAAGAAGTTGATGTAGATCAGCAGTACAAGGAAGATACAAAGTACTGCCTTCTTTGCAGAAAGAATGAGAAGAGAATGGAATGTTCTTGGGGACCCAATATGTGGGATAAGTATAGTATTGCAAAAATTCATCCCACCAATGAATCACACATTCATGAGGATCATAAGGAAGTTGCTTCTGGAAAGAAGAAAGATGAAGAAGGATATATGGCAAGAGTTGAGTTTGATCAAATTGAAAGATCAATTAATATTCTCAGAAAATTAGTTAAGAAGGGTGATCAACAACTTCCTGCTTGGGTACAATCCAAAATTACTAGAGCAGCAGATTTTATTGATACTGCAGCAGAGTACATGTCCAGTGATGAAGATGTTTCTGAAAGCAAAACATTCAATCAATTTATGACTGAGGTTGCTGCATGGCAAAGAAAGGAAGGCAAAAATAAAGAAGGTGGTCTAAATGAAAAGGGAAGAAAATCATATGAAAGGGAAAATCCTGGATCAGATTTGAAATCACCTTCAAAGAAAGTAGGAAACCCAAGAAGAGCATCATTTTGTGCCAGAATGAGTGGCATGAAAAGCAAGTTAACATCAAAGAAAACTGCAAATGATCCAAATTCAAGGATCAATAAATCACTTAGAGCTTGGAATTGTTGATTAATTTATGAGTAATAATAACATTTATCTTGGAAACCCGCTTCTAAAAAAAGCAAATACTCCAATTGAATTTTCTGAAGATCAAATTTTAGAATTTGTAAAGTGTAAAAATGACCCAGTATACTTTGCAAAAAACTATGTCCAAATTGTAACTTTGGACTATGGATTACAACCATTTAAACCTTATGACTTTCAAGAAAAGTTAATTAAAAATTTCCACAATAATAGATTTAACATTTGCAAGATGCCTAGGCAGACTGGCAAATCTACTACTGTGGTATCATATTTGCTTCATTATGCAATTTTTAATGATAACGTAAACATTGCTATTCTTGCCAACAAGGCATCCACAGCAAGAGATTTGCTACAAAGATTACAAACTGCCTATGAGAACCTCCCCAAATGGTTACAGCAGGGCATTGTGGCATGGAACAGAGGTTCTATGGAACTGGAGAATGGATCTAAAATTCTTGCAGCATCAACTTCAGCATCTGCAGTTCGTGGTGGATCCTACAACATTATATTCCTAGACGAATTTGCATTCGTTCAAAATCACCTCGCAGATGATTTCTTTGCATCAGTA